TTATGGGTATTGACCGCTATGTATCTTCTGACTTCGTAAGTGGTCAGCCTGTACAGAACGGTCTGATTGGTAACCTGTACGGTATTGACGTATACGTCTCTACTAACTGCGCTACTTCAGAAGCTGCTGCTGATAACACAGCAAACAGCAACGACCTTAAGGCTGCACTGCTTATCCACAAAGACACGTTCGTGTTGGCAGAGCAAATGGGTGTTCGTTCGCAGACACAGTACAAGCAAGAGTTCCTTGCTAACCTGTACACTGCAGATCAGCTCTACGGCGTAAAGACTTTGCGTCCTGAGTCAGGCTTCGTACTTAACGTTAATGCCTAAATAGGAGTGGGGAGGCAGTGCTGCTAGTCGGTGCTGTCTCTCCTTTTCTTTATGAGTAAAAAAGACCCAAAATTATCTAGAGTAGGCGTTAGTGGGTATAATAAGCCCAAACGTACACCTAACCATCCTACAAAGAGTCACGTAGTTGTTTCTAAAGAAGGCGACAAAGTCAAAACTATCAGGTTTGGTCAACAAGGCGTATCAGGTGCAGGCAAAAGCCCTAAGACATCTGCAGAGAAAGCACGCCGCAAGTCATTCAAGGCAAGACACGCTAAGAACATATCAAAGGGTAAAATGTCAGCTGCTTACTGGGCTAATAAAGTAAAGTGGTAACTAACAGGAAACTAACATGACAGTCATAGTAACCAAGAACAGCTCAACAGCCTCCGCAGTCCCTACTACAAGTGACTTGGTTCAAGGCGAACTCGCTGTCAACGTCACAGACAAACGAATCTTTACAGAGAATGCGTCTACACAGATTGTAGAGTTGGGTACTAACCCATCAACTATTACCACAGCCACAGCTACCGTTACCGGAACTCTAACCGCTAACGGTACTTTTGCATCTAGCAATGCAGTTCTGACAGGCGGTTCAATTAACTCTACGCCTATTGGTGCGACTACCCCATCGACTATTGTAGGCTCTACAATCACAGCCAACACAGGCTTTGTTGGTGGTTTGACGGGTAACGTCACAGGTAACCTTACAGGTAACGTCACTGGTAATGTCACAGGCGATTTAACAGGTGATGTTACAGGCAACCTAACAGCAGGCTCAGGAACAACTACACTAAACAATCTAGTGGTCAACGGCACTGTAGACTTTAACGCTGCTGTACTAAGTGACTTAGGTAGCCCTGTTGTTTCTACTGACGCCGCAACTAAAGGTTATGTAGACACAGCGGTTTCTAACGTCATTGACGCTGCCCCTGCTGCTCTTGATACGTTGAACGAACTAGCCGCCGCATTAGGCGATGACGCTAACTTCTCCTCTACTGTCACAACAGCACTAGCCACTAAGCTACCTCTCGCGGGTGGTACAATGACTGGTGCGATAGCAATGGGTGCGTCTAAGATTACTGGACTAGGCGATCCTACGGCTGCACAGGACGCAGCTACTAAGACGTATGTTGACACAGCAGACGCTCTAAAGCTCAACCTCACTGGCGGCACTATGTCTGGTGCTATTGCTATGGGGACTAACAAGATTACTGGTGTTGGCGATCCTACGTTAGCTCAGGATGCAGCAACTAAAGCCTACACAGACTCTATCCTTGGTTCAGCTACCTCAGCAGCAGACTCTGCCGCAGCAGCAGCTACATCAGCCTCTAACGCAGCCACATCAGCTTCAGATGCAGCCACATCAGCTACAGCTTCTGCAACTTCAGCAACCGCAGCAGCAGCAAGCTACGATGCCTTTGATGACCGCTACTTAGGCGATAAAGCCTCTGACCCTACACTAGACAATGACGGCAATGCTTTACTAACTGGTGCTTTATATTTCAACACCACTAGCGATGTCATGAAAGTCTATGATGGTTCTGCGTGGAACATCGCTGCTATCTCGTCAGCCTCCCCAACCTTCACAGGCACAGTCACGGCTGATGGTTTGGACATTAACGGCACAGCCACAATGGATGGGCTGACTGTCGATGGTAATGTCTCTATTTCAAGTACACTTCCGCTTGTAAGATTGACGGATACTGACAATACAAATTCACAAGTCGATATAGATTATAACTTTGGTTATTTTCAAATTGACGTTGATGCAAATCAAGTAGATGCGGCAGAAGCATTTAGAATTGCTATTGGTGGAACAAAGCACTTTGAGTTAAGCACAGGCGGCGACATCTCCTTCTACGAAGACACCGGAACAACGCCTAAGTTCTTCTGGGATGCTTCTGCGGAACGGTTAGGTGTTGGTACTAGTTCGCCTGAAAAGCCTCTACACGTAAACTCTGGTACAGGAAATATTGGTATAAGAGTTGAAAGCTCAGACGCTACATCTTCTATTGAGTTTATAGATAACGGAACGACATCTACTGGAACGTCTGCAAGAGTTGGTGGAATAAGTGACGACTTCTTTGTGCAAACAAACGGCATAGAACGCATGCGCATAAATTCCAGTGGCAATGTTGGTATTGGTACTACGAATCCTGTAAACACTGGTAATTACACAACACTAGACATTAACGGAACAACAGGTTCTATCGTAAATCTTAAAGATAACGATGTGCGTGTTGGCTCATTCTTTAATACAGTAAATGACGTTTCTATTGGCAATTTTACAGCAACTGGATTCTTAGGCTTTAGGACTAATTCTACAGAACGCATGCGCATTGACGCCTCCGGTAACGTGGGTATTGGTACTAGTAGTCCTGCTGGTTTATTAGACATAGCTGGTGGCCCGTCTGCTACTCCTTTAACAGTTCGGGGCGGAACAGGAGATTTAGCTTCTATTGATTTAATTGGTGGAACTGGCGGAAACGACAATTCATCTATTAGAAGTAAATGGAGTCTTCATTTAGATTGCAATTCAACTGGAGCTATAACTAATAGAAGTATTATTTTTGGAAATGGAACTACAGAAACTGCTCGCATAGACTCCTCCGGTAACTTGTTGGTGGGGAAGACTAGCGATAATAATGCTGTTGCAGGTACAACCATTTCAAATAGCGGTATTGTCAAAGCAACAAGAACCGACTGGTCTTTATTATTAAACCGATTAACTACAGATGGTGATATAGCGTTATTCCAAAAAGACGGCGCAACCGTAGGTAGTATTGGTAGTGAAGGTGGCGATAGTCTTTACATAGTAAATGGGGATACAGGATTAAGATTTGTTGGCGGCGTAGATTCTATTGTCCCATCAAATGCTAATGGCGCTGTAAGAGACGCAGCTATTGATATTGGCTTCTCTTCACAACGCTTCAAAGACCTCTACCTATCAGGCACAGCCAACGTCGCCAACGTCTCAGAAACCGTTTACGCCCTCTCAGGCACAGCACTAGACCCTGCTAACGGTGGCATACAAACCAAGACTCTCGCGGCTAACACGACCTTCACAGACTCACTCAGCTCTGGTGACGCTATTGTCCTACAGCTCGAAGCAGGTGCTAGTTACACAGTAACGTGGCCTACGATGCAGTGGGTGACTTCCGGTGGCAACGTAGCTCCTACGCTGACTGCTAAGGACACATTAGTGTTTTGGAAAGTCTCTAGCACACTCTACGGTGCATACACTGGCAGCTACGTTTAGGAGTAACGCATGAGCAAATTAACTAAAGCTCTAACGGCAGCCGCAGGTAATGCAGGTGGTGATAACTTGTACGTTGAGGATGTCTTCTCGACTTATTTGTATGAGGGTACTGGTTCAACGCAGACTATAACCAACGGCATTGATCTTGATGGTGAAGGTGGCTTGGTTTGGTTGAAAAGTAGAAATACAACAGCAGGTTATCAACATGTTTTGTACGATACTGAGCGGGGAGGCTCTAGCGCCTTATTTTCTTCGCTTAGTAGCTCAGCAGTAACAGGAAACGCAGCATACAACACAACATTTAATGCCGATGGTTTTACAACAAATACATCAGGAGGGAATGTAAATCAAAGCGGGTTTACTCAAGCCTCATGGACATTCCGCAAAGCTGAGAAGTTCTTTGATGTTGTGACTTATACTGGGGATGGCACTACTGGTCGTGAAATACCACATAATCTTGGTTCTACTCCGGCGGCTATGTTTATTAAAAGAACTGATGCTGTTGGCGACTGGAAGGTATTCCACAAATCATTAAGCAATGGTGGCTTAGATGGAAGGCTTAGACTGGACAGCACAGGCGCAGAGGTAACACTAACAAACAATTTTTTTGTTTCTGATACTTATTTTGGAAGCGATTTTTATAATGGCTCAGGTCAAACATACGTCGCCTACCTATTCGCCTCAGACGCAGGAGGCTTTGGAGACGATGGCAGCGAGAGTATTATTAAGTGTGGGACTTATACGGGTAATGGCTCTACTGATGGGCCTGTTGTTGATGTAGGGTTTGAGCCGCAATGGGTATTATTAAAAAACACTACATCGTCAAGTGATTGGATATTGCATGATTCAATGAGAGGACTACTGTCGGGAGGGTCATCGAAGTATTTAGAGCCAAACACCTCAATTGCTGAATTGGGGAAAGTCGCCTTTCAAGACTCATTTGCAACAGGGTTTAAATTAAGAAGCAATGCAATATCTTGGAATGAAAATAACTCAACCTACATCTACATAGCCATACGCCGCCCAATGAAGACTCCTGAGTCGGGGACTGAGGTTTTTCAGTCTTTAGCTTATACAGGCGATGGCGCTTCAACAAGAAATTTTGATTTGGATTTAACTTT